TTTAATGTTTTATGTTTAATGTTTATTAAGTTATAGTTATATAAAATTAATAATTTTAATTAATTATAGAAAATGGATATATATTCTTTATTATTTGGAAATTCAAGAAATTTAAGATTAAAATCAGAAACAATAGATGACTACAATAATAATTTTAAATTACCCATTGAATATTTAGATGATAAAAATTTATTGAATGATTGCATAATAAATGATTTAGAATTAAAAGAATATAAATCGCAAAATAATACAAGTATTGATACAGATATAAAAGATATTATTGATTATGATATTAGTAGTAACAATAATAAAGAAAATTTATATTATTGTTTATTAAATCCCCATAATATATTTGAAAAAAATATAGTAAATAAATGGTCAAAATATTATACAAGCAATAAAGATTTTTTACTAGAATCGCAGAATTTATTAAAACAATATAAACCAAATATAGATTTTGTAAATATAGAAGCTATAAATGCAAAAGACATTAGTAATAGTTCAGAAGATATTAGTAATAGTTTAGAAGAAAGTATTTTAAATAATTGTGAAAATATTATATACGATAATGGTTTCATTGAAAAATATCAATATTTTGAATTACCATTTTTTTCAAATTATAATAATAATTCAAGCGTTTTAACTGGATTATCTGTATATAATTTAGCAGCACCAGCATTTAGTCTAATTTTACCAATAATAAGTATGATTATACCTTTTTTTATAATAAAATTACAGGGTTATGATGTAACATTAGAAAGTTATATAAGTCATTTAAAGATTGTTTTACAGAATCATGTTATTGGACAATTATTTACAAATTTCTCCGACGCTTCTTTTTCTACAAAAATATATTTAATATTGAGTCTATTTTTTTATGGATTTCAAATATATCAAAATGTGTTTAGTTGTATAAAATATTTCCAAAATATAAAATTAATACATACTACTTTATTTGAAGTAAGGAAATATTTGAAAAATAGTATTAAACGATTTTCTAATTTATTAAAATATACTAATGATTTTAAAAGTTATACTAATTTCAATGAATCAGTTAATAAAAACAATATTATTTTGACAGACTATTATAATCAATTAGAAAAAATTAACGATTACAACTTTAATACAAAAAAGGTAATGGAACTTGGTAATTTATTAAAATCATTTTATCAATTAAACAATGACGATGATTTAATAAATTCATTATATTTCTCATTTAATTGTAATGGTTATATTGATAATATAGTTAAAATACAAAAATTAGTAAAAAATAATAAAATCAATTATTGTAAATTTGCATCTAATAATGAAAATACAGTTTTTAAAAATAGTTATTATGGACATTTAATTAATAATGAAAAAATTGTAAAAAATTCTTATGATTTATCAAAAAATATGATTTTAACTGGTCCAAATGCAGCAGGAAAGACTACATTATTGAAATCTTCAATATTTAATATTATTTTATGTCAGCAATTTGGGTGTGGATTTTTTGAAGAAGCAACAATAAATTTATATGATTATATACATTGTTATATAAATATACCAGATACATCTAATCGTGATAGTTTATTTCAGGCGGAAGCACGTCAATGTAAAAAAATTCTGGAATTAATAGAAGATAAATCGGATAAAAGACATTTTTGTGTATTTGATGAATTATATAGTGGTACAAATCCCGATGAAGCAGTAACAAGTGCATTTAATTATTTAAAACATTTAGATATATTTAATAATTTAGATTATATTTTAACAACACATTATAGTAAACTTTGTAAAAAATTAGAAAAATCAAAAAGTAATGTAACAAATTATTGTATGACTATTAAACGTAACGATTCAAATAGTGATTTTGATTATACTTATAAACTAAAAAAAGGAATAAGTAAAGTTAAAGGTGGTATAAAAGTATTAAAAGATTTGAATTATCCAAAAGAAATAATAAATGATTTTTAAAATAATGGATTATTAATTATATAATTTTCGTAAAACATAATTTAAAATAATATTAATAAAAAATAATAATATGAATATGTTGATTAATTTTATTGATACTGGATTTATAATAACTTTAGGCATTTTAATTTTAGTAACTGGCGCCGTAATGTTATATTGTTATAGAAGATTAAATTTGTTAGAAAATAGTGTAATAGAACATGGTAAAATTTTACAAAATTTTATAATGAATTATAATAATCAAATAAATAATCAAATGAATAATCAAATGGATAATATAGGAATATCAAATTTTTCTTTAACACAAGAAAATAATGAAGACAACCAAGACAATCAAGACAATCAAGACAATCAAGACAATGAAATTATTGAAACAAATAACCCATTTACCGAAGATTTAAATAGTGCAAAAATTGCAGTTTCAGACGATGATGAAGACGACGACGAAGACGACGAGGATAATGAAGATGAAGATGAAGATGAAGATGAAGATGAAGATGAAGACAATAATGACGATAGTGACGATAGTGACGATAATGACAATGAAGACGATGAAGACAATAATATTAAAAAATTAGATATAACTTCATTTGAAATTGAAGATAATGGTTTGCAAATAGAATCGATGGATACTAAAAGTAATACGTTGGAAGACGATTTTTTAAACAATCTTCCTATTAATCTTGAAAATTTAAATATTGCAAGTATTTCAATGGAATCAAAGTTAATTAATTTAGGTAATGACGATGAAATAGATAATGACAATGAATCGGTTTCAATAGTTGGGGAATCTAAAAAAGGTTTCAGTAAAATGAAAGTAGATGATTTACGGAGTTTGGTTGTTACTAAAAATTTAACAGATAATGATAACTCACAAAAAATGAAAAAAAATGATTTAATAAAAATGTTACAATCAAATTAAAATATTTATTTATAAATATTTTATAAATATTTTATATTATAAAATATATAATATAAAATGAGTTGGGGAACTTGTGATAGTGGTTCAAATAATATTCATTTTAATTTTCCAGCATTCATGGATGATGGTAGAAATTTTTCAAATTATGAAGCAGGAGCAACATTAGACAATATTATAAAAAAAAAAGAAAATATTACAAATAATAGTGATTATCGCCGTTACTTACAAAAAAATGCAGATTCCATTATAAAAAATAATCAATTAAATGCTTGCGATGAATGTGGAACTTGTCCATATATAAATAATGACACCAATATGCAAAAATTAAATGGAAGTCCATATATTTTTAATTCTATTTTATCAAATGACCAACCATATGGTTATGAAAACAGTGATTTGAAGAATTTATATTTATCAAAACAACAATTAGATGCGAAACTACATGCACCTCGCTTTAAAGTTACACAACCATTAAATCTGGAAGAAAATAGAAAATAGAAAATAGAAAATAGAAAATAGAAAAAAGAAAATAGAAAATAGAAAATAGAAAATAGAAAATAGAAAATAGAAAATAGAAAATAATTAAAATATTTTATTATATATAATATGAATGTGTTTGATAGCATTATGTCTCCTTTAGGGAGAGAACACTGTATGATTTTTTATTATATTGGTTTAGGTTTATTTTTTTTAGCTTTAATTGGTATTTTAATTGGAATAATTTATTTATTTGATAAAAAATCAAGACAAGTAGGATTATTTTCTATAATACAAGGAATTGTAGGATTATTTTCATATTATTTATATAGAATAATTTATTCTATGTGTGTTAAAAGTATGTAATTAATATAAAATTAATATAAAATTAATATTTAAATAAATTTATTTTTAAATATTAATGAAAGTTCTTAGTATTGATGTTGGAATAAAAAATTTAGCTTATATTTTAATTGAACACAATGAAAATGACAACAATTATAATATAATAGATTGGAATGTTTTAAATTTATGTAATTTTGTTCCAAATTGTTGTAATGAAAAATGCAAGTTTAAAGCTAAATTTGGTAAAGAAGATAGATTTTTTTGTAAAAAACATGCAAAAAATGAAGATTATCAAATTCCAACTATCAATACTAAAACTTTAACAAAAAAAAATATAAAAGAATTAATACAATTATGTGAAGAACATAATATAGTATTAGAAAACAATAGCAAAAAAAGTGAAATAATTAAAGCAATTGAAGATTATATTTCCAATACTTGCTTTGATTTAGTAGAAGAACAGAATGCAAATAATGTAAATTTAATAGATTTAGGAATAAATTTGAAGATTGAATGTAATGAACTTTTAAAAAAATTTGACATATTAAATGTAGACCAAATAATATTAGAAAATCAAATAAGTCCTTTAGCAAATAGAATGAAAACATTGCAAGGAATGATAACACAATTTTTTATTGATAAAGGAAATTACAATATAAAATATATATCAGCAATAAATAAACTAAAGCTGTTTATAAAAAATAAAAGTTCAAAAGAAAAGACAAGTTATTCGGAGCGTAAAAAATTATCTATAATTTATAGTAAAGAACTATTAGAGAAAAATAATAAAACAACCGAATTAGATTTTTTTTCAAAACATTCAAAAAAGGATGATTTAGCAGATTGTTTTTTACAATCTATATATTATTTGAATACTTTTAATAAATTAATTTTATAACAAATTTTATAACAAATTTTATAACAAATTTTATAACAAATTTTATAACAAATTTTATAACAAATTTTATAACAAATTTTATAACAAATTTTATAACAAATTTTAT